GTGAGTGCAGTGCGGGGGGGGTAGCTTAGGTACACATGCCCATAGCCTAGCCCTCTCGCGGGCTCTGTGGCATGTGAGAGGGCTGCCACCAATAGACCCTATCGATAGAGTCCCAAGCCCTGTAAAGACTCTCTAACCACTTATCAGTATAGAAGAACTCGTTATCCTTGGGCTGCATTAAATGAATAGAGTTTAAAAAACCCTTCGAGATATCGGAGATAAACTCTCTAACCTGCTTCTCTGAGAATCCATCTTCTAGTAATCGATTGAGATTAACCATAATAAAGAGAGGATCCTCCTTATCGAGGGCCTCTTCCATATAATTTATAGCCTCTGGCATATCGAGAGGGGCTGCTAGTAATTTTATTTCCATTTGTACCTCTACTTCTGGATAAGTGTATATATTTTGTCTAGAAGGAGAATCTCTTCCCCTTCTTCTTTAATGATTCCTTCGCTCTCTCAAAGAGCTGCTTATCTGCTGTCTCTACTGTTCTTCCCTTCGATAGAAAAGAATACACACGAGCTCGAGCCCATTGATCTTGAGTAGCCCCTGGCCTATGACCTACCGCCCAAGCTGCTAGCCCCTTATCGAATACTTCTTGGATAATCCCTCGAGGGATATCAGTAACAGAAGCTACAGCCTTAACGAATCTCTCTCGAGGCTTCCCTTCCTTCTTGGTTGCTTCCTCTTGGATAACTGATCGAAGCCCGCTATCCTTAATTCTCTTCGTATACTTACTCTCTTTTGTCTTAGCGCGAGCATCTCCGGGAAGAGGTTTAAAAGACTTCTTTCCCTTTAATCTCTTTCGTATCTCTGCCTTCCTGCGGGCTTGGGTACTCTCTCCGAGTCCCTTCGTATATTTCTTAGGAACCTTAGCAGCCATCTCTATTTCCTTCGAGTAGTTCTTCTAGCTGTTCTACGCTTGGGCTTAATGGGTGTTTTTCTTTTCTTAGGTTTACCATACATAATTTTATCTCCGATATCGGGTTCTTCTACGTTCTTCTCTTTTCTTTCGCTTCTTAGGCTTGGAGTAAGGAATCGATCCTCTAAGCTCTCCATCCTTGTACATCCTCATAGTAATCGCTGCTGCTTGGTTCCACTGGTAGCCCTCTCTCATCAATCGAGAGATCTTGTACTGGATAAGTAGATTATCATGCTTAGATCTCCTCATAATCCTCGCTATCCTCCTCTCCATCATGACCTCTTACGTGGTTAACTGTAGAGAGTATCGCTCCCATTAATCCTAGAGCTGGGAAGCCTTCGTTACGAAAATCTAGATCGACTCCGTTATTATCCCATTTGGCATATATGTAGATCTCTCCATTAACTGTTATAATGCTAGTATCTCCTATATTATCGCAACATATAGCATCATGCATCTCTTCGATCTGTGCTTGGAGAAATTCCTGAGCATTGGATATTATAAAGTTCTCCTCTATCTCGATACCGGGGAATAATTCCGAGAGAGAGATGCCTTCGATCTCTGGTATTATTGATCTCTTCTTTATTTTCATATTAACACCTTAACATATTTGGAGGGCTTCATGCCTAAGATTAGAGTACCGCGAGAGATCCAGATCCTCGCTAAGAGAGCAATAGATTATAACCTAGAGCTACCCATTAGTAAAAGAGCATCCTATAAAGATGAGAAGGGAAAGAGAGTACCCGGTACCGGGATGAGAACTGCAAGGAGATTAACCTCTGGAGAGGTAGATCTTAAGCAGCTAGAATTAATGGATGCTTGGTTCGCTAGGCATGGAGAGTCCGATAAAGAAGCGAAGGCTAGACAGGATAAGACCTCTAAGGCTGCTATAGCCTGGGCTCTTTGGGGAGGTACTCCTGCGAGATCTTGGGTTAAGCGTGCTATTAAGAGCCTTCGATCTAAGGAATAACACTAAAAAACATTAAAACTACAGAAGATAACACTAGGTATTTTCCGCGATAGTTGCGCTGCTACGGGCTAGATGCTCTGTTTTAATGGGGTTCCAGCCCTTCGCGTGTATATATAATATAAATAGATATATCAATTTATATTCTCTATATAAACTGATACTCAAAATAGGGCTATTTTTGGTACTTTGACCCCTATGGATCGAGGGTAGCGCAGAATAAACCTAGTGTTATCTTCTGTAGTTTTAGTGTTATCTAGTGTATTTTTTTATTATATCGAAGGATTTTGTACACAAAAAGAGCCCGGACATTACTCCGAGCTCTTAACTACTTACATTCAATCAAACAGACTAATTAGAATATACACTACTCCAGATTAGATTACAAGTCTTAATCTCTAGCCTGGAGGATTCCACTCTCCCAGAGCTTCCTCCCTATCCATTCTGAGCACTGAGGAACGATAGCATTCCCTAGGGCTCTTGTCATATCTTCACCCAATTTAAAGGGAATCCCATTATGGGCTCTACACATAAAGGGCAAGGCTTCCCCTTGAATAGCGCGGATAAACTTACCTGCTTTCCAATCTGTATTCTCCTCTTCATGCTTGGGAGGGATATATCTCCTCGATCTCTGTAATCGGAGGCCAGAGGGGTAGGCAATCGCAAACCATCTGTCCCTCTTATGGGGAAGTCCGAAGGCTCCTGCCGAAGATATAGTACTCCATTCCGCATCATACCCGATCTGGGATAATGCTCCAAGTATTGCTCCGAGCCCTCGAATATTGATCGCTGGAGAGTTCTCCATAATAACCGCTCTGGGCTGTAACTCATTGATAATACGATAGAATTCCCACCAAAGACCAGACTTTTTTCCATTTAATCCTTCTCCCTTTCCTGCGGTTGATATATCTTGGCAAGGGAATCCACCACATAGGATATCCACTTGCTCTACATTATTCTTTGTTATGTTTCTTACATCATCATAGATTCGAGCCTCTGGCCAATGCTTAGACAGTACCTTCTGGCAGAAGGTATTCTGCTCTACTTGCCATGAGGTATAAGAACCCGGTATCGCTCTCTCCAGTCCCAGCTCGAAGCCTCCAATCCCAGCGAAGAGGCTTCCGATACTGTATCTTCTTACCTCTTCCAAATTCTCTTCCCATCTAGGATAACTTGCTTATATCCAGACTCTTTACAGATTTGAGCTATGCGCTTAGCGTTACCTGTATGCTGCTGGGATACTGGAAGATCTAAATAATGCATGATCTCAGTAGTATTGTTTTTTCCTCCTGCGATCGCCTCTCTTACTTTGATAGACCAAGGATCATCTATTATATAAGCCTGCTGTAGTTCTGAGAGCATCCGCTGGGATTCCCATTCTAGAAACCATATCGATCCTCCTAAGTATTCTTCTAGCCCTTCTGCAAAGATCTGCTCTCTCCACGTTCTAAGATAATCGAGATCTACCTGCTGACTTACTGTGATAGGCCATACTCTACGCTCCGGGCCATCGCTTAAGAATTGGTAATTATTTGAAGTTCCAGCAAAAACTACTCTCCGAAGGTACGATTTAGGGAATTGCTGATAGGAAGGCCTAAATTTATCCTCTGCTGAAGAGATAAATGATTTAAAGTTATCTGCTGTTCTACCTTGGAGAGAGTGTAGCTCCGCAAGTTCCCATAACCATGTCTCTGTAGAATGAATTAACTCTAGAGAATCCTTCTTGCCTATATCTAGAGGGCTATCGCTAAACCAATCCTCTCCAATGAGAGCTTTTAATCCTGTACTCTTGCCCAAACCCTTCTCTCCGCAGAGAATAAGGAAGTTATCCATCTTGCATCCAGGCTTCATAACTCGAGCAACGAGAGAGATAATCCACTTAGAGCTCATCTCCTGTATCAGATGCTCAGAGCCCGGTATTATCTGCGCTCGGAATGCAGTTCGGAAGAGATTATGGATTCTAGGCTCTCCATCCCAACTAGGCAGATTAGTTACCCAGTCCTTAACATTCTCTTGGATGTTCTTATGGGCTACCCTTAGGACCGCTCTCTTAATATCTGGAGAGGTGTATCTGATATTGTATGCTCTCTCGATATGGAGTCCGATATCCTCGAGATCTGGATCCCATAACTCTCTCATCTTCCAGATTACTTTATTACTGTGATCGTTATAGCAGAGGCTCTCGTATACTGGATCATTCTCTAAGATGAGCGCGATATTGTTTCTATTTGCATACGGCTTGGGAGTTCTAGTAAGTTCTCCTTCTTTGTTATACTTCGCTTCTGATTTCTGCAGCATATCCCAAGTATCGATATTAGCTTCCTCTGGAGCGAACTTATACTCCGCTTCTATCCCAAGCTGCTTAGCTATCTCTTCCATTTTCTTTATCTGTTCTTTATTGATTGGTCTCATTTTCTGCGCTCCTCATTTAACCATTTATTAAAATACATTGTACCTCCGTATTTTTTTGGTTTATTGGTTATCGTTCTTACTGTGTTTTTCCTTGATACGTAGCCTCCGCTCCGAGAGAGCATTCTCTGGAGTGGATCTAATTCCTCTTAAGATGAGCATATTATATTCTTCTCTAGTATCGCTTAATACTTCACAGATAGCGAGGTATACATCTAGCTTAGGATATCTCTGACCGTTCATATAGGCCAAAAGAGTTGGAGTTTTCATTCCAATCCCCTTGGCTATCTGGTCTAGTCTCATATCTTTGTACTCTGCATATCGGAAGATATGTAGACCGAAAGATGTACAATTCATCGGAATAAGTGGGACTTTTTTACTGCTTTTCATATTAGGTTCTCCAAGTATCCCCACCATCCACATTTATTAACCCGGTTACAGTGAGGATATCTAACCGCGTGCATTAAATCAGGATCTATAGAATAATAGACTTCTCTCTTATTGCAAGCTGGGCAAGTTATGTTCCGAGCTACATTCCCCTCTATACTTGCTCCTATCTGCTGAGCGAGGGCCCTTCTATATTCTGGATTATGGAATAGAGCCTCCATACCACTCTTCGAGCCTGCTCTCTTGCTCTCCCATCTCTTGTATCTTTTCTTGGGTTCCTCTTTTGGAATACAAGAATACTCCAACCGCAGAAGCCTTTCTCCTTTATGGGCCTTCGTTCTCTGTAGATCTGCATCCGTTCTATCTGGGATAGCGTAGCGATAATACATCCTAGCGCAATCATTAAGCGCGCTGCTATCCGGTTCTCCTTGCCCTACTATCTTATTCCATAACTCCTTGGCTGCCTTCGCTGCTCTCTTCCAATCTGCAGCAGGTATGGGAATTTCTAATGGAAGAACTATCCTCCACTTATTCATATCCTCAGTATGAGAAAAGGAGGTATGAGCTATATAATGATAATCTAAAAAAGCTGTATGGAAGGCATAATCTGTTCCATCATCTAGATCGAATACTAGGCAGCTAATCTCTATAGCATGGGCTCCGCTTCTATTTCCTGCGAAGGAAGTAGGACTCCAGAGAGGTAAAGAGCCCTTCTCTCTCACTGGATAGGGTACTGCTGGGATCATAAGAGCTTGAGCGAGTTTTCGGAGATCTACTTCTGCTTCTACTGGGACCTTAGCGAACTTATTAGAAAAGGTGCTTATCTTAAACTTCTTATCCATCTGTACCTCCTAGAATAATTTAGTCTGCTTAGAGTGCTCGTTATACCTGGCCTGCGTTCTCTCGAAGTACTCCGAATCGAGTTCCCAAGCATCCAAATCGAATCCCAGATCGTAGCAAGCGCAAGCAATAGAGCCCGATCCGAGATGAGTATCCAGTATCTTATCTCCTGAAGAAGCGAACTTCTCTAAACACCATTTGTATAATTCGATAGGCTTCTGGGTAGGATGTATCTTCCCTCCTCTTCGATTATCGTACTTAAATAAAGGAGCAGGCTTATTAAAAGAGGTCCAGCCCATTTCCCACCCGGAGAAGTTCTCCCAAGGCTGCACCTTATCCCAAGCAATAACGCATCTAGTTGGAGGAAGGTTAAAATAGTTCCCTCCCCAAATGATCTGCTCTTTACTTACTCTGAAGAGCTGCTCGAAGTATTCAACTGTTGGAGCTTGGTCCCATCTCTGGATCTTCGTATCTTGATTAAGGGATCTGTTTTTTAATTTTCCCGATCCTTGGAATGCAGAAGCAGTAGCTACTCCATAAGGAGGATCTACTATCGCTAGATCGTACTGGTTATCCTCCATCTCTCTCATAGCCTGCAGAGAGCATCCGAGATGGAGATTAATGCTTGGATTATTCCTCATCTTCTCTCCTCCATTGATAGATAGAGAATAGAGTATGCGCTTCCTCCATCTCTCCTGCGTAGTAATCTTCGCAAAAAATAGATACTACTCTATTATCATCTATCCATATCTTACTCTGAGTAAGGATATCCAGTACCATCTTAAGTAAGTTATCTAGATCTGGCTTCTTAGGCCTCCAGATTCTACCCTGGGGAAGTTCTCCTTTAACTCTACTTAGGCTCTTAGTCCGAGGATGGATAAAGGAGATCTTAATCTGGAAGATACCTTCGAGGGGCTTCCAGTCTTCCCCTTTACTCGCTTCCAGCTGTTTTACTTGCTCATCTTTATAGGTTCTCGAGGTCTGAGCAGTATAGGCTCTCCCTGTCTTAGTAAAACGAGGCCTCCCCATTGCTACTGGAGGCCCTTGTAATATTCCTTGGTATGCTAGTTTCCACATTATACCCGCTCCATCTCTACCATCTTAGAGAGTTTATTATAGCGTGCTTCCCAAGCATCCCCGGAGAGCATCTGACATAATCTAACGAGAGCAGGGATAGAAGGGTAGGTATCCCCCGCGATCCACTTAGAGATAGCATTCTCAGTAACTCCGATAACCTCCGCAATATCTACGAGAGCATAATCAGATCCCATAATATAACCATGAAGGACTCTAGCGAACTGAGGAGCGAGTATCGCAGTATACTTATCTCGAGCCCACTGGATAGCCTCCTCCGGTTTATCCTCGAATACTTCTCTACGGAGTACTAGCCCGTTAATATTGATCTTCGCTTCCCATACCCAGCTACAGTAAATAGGGCTCCAGATCTTACAGATCTCTCCAATCTGCTTTACTGCATTCAATAGAGCGAGGTTATCTAAGTAGATCGGCTTGGGAGGAGTTCTGCGCTTGCTCATTTTTCGGAGCTGAGTTCTTCCATTCTCTTTTACATATCTTCTACGATGCTTATTCATTTGAAATCCCCATAGTTAACTACTGTTTCGACCTTTAGAGTAATTCTAAATTGCATTATCTGTAATCGACCGTATAGTCCTCCCAATATTTTCTGTTCATGGATCTCAGCAATTTTTTTTCTAAGTACAAAAACCTGCGGCTTGGATGGTAATTGTTTTTTAATGAGAGATTCTATCGAATGATCATCTAGAACTCGGATAATCTGCTCATTCCTATCCATAAAATTATTAATTTTCATTTTAAAGAAAATATTAAGAGAGAAGGTTCTATCCTCATCCATTCTAGCAAGCATAATCATCTTACACCCCCATCACATAGCAAAGGAAGGAGAGAGTAGCTGGAACAGCAAAGAAGGCTACTGTTACTAAGATGTAGCCTAGGATGGTTAAAGTTCTATCTTTTTTCATTGTTTGTACCTCTTGTTTATATCCATCATTGGATATAGATATGTATACCATATTTTACTATTGCTATGTCAATAAAAATAGATTTATTTCATATTTTATTGTGGTATATTGCTATCGTATCGGAGGTTACGATATGAAAAGTACACAAGATAGACTACGAGAGAGCGATATTCTCTGGTTCGATTACGTAGTCCCTACGCTCCAAGATAGGTTCCCCGGTGCATGGAGGACCGAGATAGGAACGAGTAGAGATATCTATAATGGAATAGATTACACCTATACAGAGGAAGGGAAGGAGACTACTGTATCTGCTCGGATATGGAAGAGCAGACCTGCTAGACACTTCGCTCTAAGATGGAGGAGAACCAAGTATCCAGAGATGGAGCTGGAGATACACTCTAGAATAGCAGCGATAAAGACTGGAGAGGAGATCTCCGATCTAACTATGGAAGGCTTCCTCTGGAATGGGATGCTTTATCTCGCTATTATCAATACTCGAAGCCTCTATACTGAGATAGAAGGCCTGGTTCCCTTTATGAGTGAATTTTATGTAGAGAATAATGGACCGGAGGACCGTACCATATTTAAGAGGGCTCCCTTTGATCTGTTCTTAGATGCTGAGATTGTGCGGATTATCCTGCCCTTAAAAACTGCGCTTTAATCTCATCTACTATTTTGAATATATGCTGTATCTTAGTCTCCAATGTAGAGACCTTCTTATCTAGATCGTTTATCTCTTGGACCAGTTCCCTCCGGATAGCATCTTCCCTCTCATACATATCGGATATAACCTTATCGTATCGAGCCCGGATATCTGCTTCTCTTTTATCCTGCTTGAGTTCTCGCTCATCTGCTCGCTTCTGTAGCTGCTGGTTCTGCATATAGAGGAAGGCAGCGAAGGCTATATTAGCTCCTCCATTAAGTAGGATATTGATTAAGGGCTCTTCCATTATAAACTCCACGAGATTATCCCAGATGCTATAGCAGAAGCAATAGATCTAAGGGATTCTAGATTTAAGAGATCTCTATGGGTATCCATGAACAGAGGCTCGCAGCAGATTGCAATCGGAGATCCTACTCCTTTAATCGTATACCATGCATTCTTGGTCCAGTCTCCAGAAGAACATCTCTTCGGAAGGCATCTAACTAGACCGGGGAGAGCTGCCTCTCTCATCTTGTCACATATCGCAGAGGCTAGATCGCTTCCATCTGTGGATCCCATATGAAAAAAACTAGAGTAATCTCCTCCTCCGCTATTTAAATGGAGAGCGAGATATACCTGCTGTTCATTCTTAAATCTCTTGGAGTACTCGTTAACTCTTTTATGTCTATCTGGGTAGAATCCATCCGAGATGGGAAGAACCTTAACTCCGTTCTCCAGTAGCCTCTCCTCTATCATGAGGGATAGATACCCGGTATACATAGCTTCTAGTCCAAGTCCAAAGGATAAGGGCTCTACAGAGGCTCCTCTATCTTCTGGGTTATTTGGCTTCCCTGCATGCTGTCTATCTATGAATACTATCATAAGGCTAATATACCTCAGTATTTTATGAAAGGAGGGAAAGATTACTTACGGATGGTAACCAGAGGATTATCCTCTATATGCAGAACATATCTCCAGCGATTATCGCTCCATGACTTACTCACTATCTGACACTTATGAGAAGTTAATCCGACCCTCTCCGAAGTTATAGATACAATATCTCCGAGATCCAAATATCCATACTTAGGAGCAGCAGATATCTCTATAGCGTAATTTCCTAGAGCATGGGCTCGAATCTTATCTCTAGCAATCCGGATAGCAGTCTGGAGATCATAAACGAAGGGAGCTTCTACAACCTTCTCTCTTAATCCGTATCGAGTAAAAGATATATAAGCGATAGGATCTTTATACTTAAGAGGCTCATCTTCTACCAGTAAAGGATCGATAGTAACCTGAGAACGATAAGCCCCGCTCATCCCTGCATAAGAAAATCTGATAGTAATTTTATTTATAATCTCTCCCTCGAGAGGAGTTAATGGAGAGATAATCTCTAGTTCTCCGCTCTCTATGAGATGATGAGTAGGGATTATCTCTTGAGAATATGTATAAAGATTGAGGGCTACTTTTATACCATCTCCTCCCGTTACTACCATAATAGGAAGCAGGCTCCAGATATTACTCTGGATCCAATCGAGAGCAGATACATCTAGGTCATTAACGAAGCCTCCGAACTTATACCGATCTAATATAGGAGCTAACCCATTCCAAGAGGAATAATCGTATAATAAATTTGTCTTTTCAAGTACGAATAAGGAGAGATCTACTGCTCCTTCGAGAGGTCCATCTCCAATTATACTAGGAATTCCACCTTGAGATATTCCCCAGCTAGCATAATAAGAGAAGGCTATCTCTGGACTCGATACTTGAAAATTATCATACTGTACATTGGTCCCCTCTGGGCTTCCCACTATCAGATAAAATGGTACATACGCATGTAGGAAGCCTTTAGAATCTACCGCGATCTCTACTGGATTAGTAAAGGATCCTCCTTGACCATCGAAGATCTTAACAAGAGATACTCCGGGCTTCATTACTTGATGATAGGCTACTTGGAAGTATTGAGTTTTTAAGGTAGCTGTTCCTCCGGCCTGATATGCAGGAGTAGCTCGAAGATCTGTATCTAATGTAATACTTCCAGCCTGCTCTCTGGAACTTGTACCCAGTTCTCCGAATACGAAGGGAACGACCTTACCTTTACTTTTATCGAGGATAGGAATAGTATAATTATCTTCTATGATAACGTGTTCTTCTCCAAGTAGATTAGCAGTTCTAACATTAACGGAGTTTTCTATAGTAAATGCTACAGTACCCTTAGGAGCATCTGGGGCTCCGAAGATCGCTTCTAGAGCTCTCCCCTTAAATATTCCGATTCTATCCTGCTGTGTAAAGCTGGTCTTCCCATCTCGGATAATAATCATTGAGAAAGTGCAGATAGCATCGTTTATCGTTCTACCTTTAAGGAATTCAGATACCCAGTCTACCTCCTCGAATATGAGTTCTAAAGAAATAGTATTAGCCTCGAGATCTACTCCGAGGAGGTCACTCTGGAGATTAATCGGAGGATCGGAGAGGCTCCCTCGATAGGGGATAACTGTATTCTCTGCAGTATCAGATATATCTATAGGTACTGTTGAAAAACGGTATATCGCTCCAAAGTACTCTATATCTAAGAGGAAGCAGACATCTCCCTGCTCTATCTGCGATCTCTTTATGGTATCCATTACTCAATCTCCTCGAGATTTACTGTAGCTACTCGAAACATCTCATTAACTAATTCTTCCCCTATAACGCTCTCGATAGATACCTCTCCAGTAGTTCTCGCTAGGATATGCTGAGCTCTTCGATTTAAAATAATCTCATTTGTACCATTTAGCCCGGTTCGATATGCTGCTACATCTATTGAAGGAAGATAAACCAGAGGCTCCCGGTTACTTAAGTATCGGAAGATTCCATTCATCAGATAAGGATCTCCATAGTTGGCTATAGGCTGGGCTCCTGCTGTATTCGATATTTGCCAATAGTCAGGACTAAGAGAAAATAATCGAGTAGTATCAATTGGCTCCGTCCAGGCTATCGAAGCTGTTCTCCTTCCTTCGCTCATCTTACGAGAAAAGAACATACCATCGAGAGTATCTTGGGATTGAATATTTGGAGAGTAAGATATACTTCTACCCCTCTGATACTGAGGAGCGGGGAAGGCTACGGAGCCAATAAGAAGAGATCCAATCTGGAAATATCCCTCTAGAGTATCTTGTACTGGAATCTCTATTGCTAGAGCATATTGACCAAGGTTTACTCCATCTAATCTGCTCTTAAGGAAAGTTATCCGATCTGGGATTAGTTTAAAGGTCCCAGAGGCTGGGATAGTAGCAGGATCTGTAAGATCTGTATCATACTGGAGTACAGTCTGCTTAAAACCTGCGCTTTTGGTCCAGATGCCCTCGCTATTCATTCGTATTTTTACTATCTTCATAGTTGCTCCGCTCTTTAGTTCTGCTCTCCATCCAATAGCTTCTCCATAATGCAGTAAAAATTTCTTCTGATTGTCGTTAGATATAAGAGTATTGCCCTTTTTTATGTAGGTTCCGTTAAATCCTTCACTTGTATCTACATCCGCAAGAGTTACCCAAGATGAACCGGTCCAGCTATTAAGAAGAAAATTAGAGAAATTTATGTTAGCAAGGTGTACTCCTAAAACATCACTTAAACCCAAGTTTTTTTCCGTATCTTGCACTTTAGGATCAATGAATAGAGGGATTCGGGCTAATTCTGTATCACTAGAAGATCTCCAAGTAACTCTCGGAGAGAGCGATATTTCATGAAATATATTATCGATAGGATAATCATATCGAGTAGCGATCTTATAAATATCCTCTCCTCGCGCTGGAGAGTCCTTCGCTGTTATCGCTAGCCCTTGATCTATGTACTGATACTCTCCTAAGGGTGGGAATCTTGCTCCCCTTAGATCAAATCTACCGATCCCAGCTTGCTCTCCAGATGTAATAGATACTTCCTGCCAATGTGACTCAAAAGTAGAAACACCAGAAAAAGTAAAATGGCCCCATTGTACAGTATTACCAGCTCCGCTAGTACTTTTTGTTATTCCGTTGATTGTTTCAACACTCCATTTTTTTGCTTGTGCTCCATCTGCTGCTCTATAAAATAATTCAGCATCTGTATTTAATAAACCAATTACTATTTCTGTAGATTGTGTCATATCATGAGAAATAGTAGCCTTTACTCCTGCAGAATCACGAACCTGAATAGCATTAGTGGAGAATCTTAATTGGAGCTCTAAGCTAAAGACTGAATCATCTTGAAAAATCTTTAGAGCGATAAAATCATTACTCAAAGATGAATTTTGATCTACTTTGAGTCTAATTCTGATAACTTGCCCTTCGGAAAAATACCCTCCAGTATGATTATATCTATAAGTTCTGAAATCTCCAGAAGTAGTAATATTAAGACCATCTCCGTCTAATATTTGTGATCCTGTACCTAAAGCTGTATACTGATTAGATGAACCGGGTAGCAACAGAGGTAAATAAGTACTTTCCCATACTAAATATTGAAAAAATGCCGGGTTACCTGATCTCGCAGGATATGAAAATGAGGAATAACCTCCCAAGGCTAAACTCCATACACTGTTCCCTTTATGTCCAAAAATCTTAGCTCTTCCCTCATGTACACATGAGGATAAATTAATTAATCTGTCTGTATTATTCCCATAATCTAAAATATATCCATTCGATACCGTAGATCCTCCTCCGCTTGCATATCTCCAAGAATTACCCAGATCATCAGAGTAGAATCCTATAAGCCTACCATCTCCGAATTCTTGAGCGATTACCCAGATTAGCCCATCTTGAAAGAAGGCTGTAACATTACCTCCGGTCATTACATTAGAGGTTATGCTGGAGAAGGTTGTACCTACTGCTATAGTATTCTCATTAGATGATAGCCATACTGAATTAGACAAACGGATACCCGGATTAGGAATCTTAGTAAAGTTTAACTCTTGAGTATCAGATATATAGGCTACTCCTATAGTACCATCTGGAAGGGATACTGGGGAAGGCTGGTGAAAGTATCCATCACTTATATCAGAGATAGAATCTACTAGATTAAAAGTAGTCCCTCCATCTCTCGAGATGTACTGGGCTAATCTGTTTGTATTACTAGTTTCAAGTTCTATAAAGAGGAGAACTGTATTATCTACAGTGATTAACTTCATCTTCTTAGGCTCATTCGCGCTAGATGATATAGAATCTATTAGACCTCTTGAAGAGATCTGGCTCCAGCTATCACCATTGTCTAGAGATCTATGTACTTTTATATTAATCGAGTCCGAAAGAGTATAATTAAAGTAAGCTACTAGAAGGCTACCATCCTGAAGCCTAGTTATCGAGGGGAGGCCATCACTTGAGGGAGTCCCAGCAAAAAGAATACTTACAAAGGTTTTAACGGATTGTATAGGGCCATTTTTTATCTGTCTGTGTAGGGTAATTGTATATCTTCCACTGGAATCTACAACTTCGGAGATTACCCAGATTACACCATTAAGATCGCTCACGCAATCTGAATTTATATAACTTCCGATCGATGCACTAGAAGAAAACTTCCAATATCTACTTTCTGTAAGAATATGGGCTGCATCCTTCCCCATCTCTATAGTATCCGCTCCGCTCCATTTAAATCGAGCCTCTCCTGGGAGCCCTCCCTGCATGGTTTCTATAGTTATATCTTCACCTTGAGAACCGATAGAAGAGAGAGTAAGATTTACTCCTTCTGTCTGTGCTTCTGGAATACCTGCTCTCGCGTTGGCTTGGGTGAATTGAGATTGAGCATCCCATAGATTATCCTTCGAGATGGAGATACTCGGAATAAGGAATCCTCTTAAATAGTCTGGAGTTATATTAGCCATCTTAATATCCTCTTATGCCTACGGGTTTAGCCCTCGAAATCCCTAGTTCCTTAGAGAATCTTCCAAAGTGCTTAAAGGGTTGAATTACTACAGTATTAACGCTTCCGGAGCCTCCCTGCTGGAGATTCCTTACTCCTTGCTCTCCTCCGATCCTTCGGACTGTAGCCCGATCCAATATAGCCTCTCCGCGCAATACTCGAGCATTAGCCTCATCCGGGGCCATCCCTCCCATATGGAAGGAAGGCATCTGCTGAGACATAACGACACCGGCCTGAGCTACCCCGGTAGCTACTGCGAGAGCAGATTGGATAGCATTAAACGGAGAGATTAATTTTTGAGCGGCTACTACTGCTTCTGCTGTACCCATTGCGATCTCTGCTAATGCCATTCCTTTTCTGAAGTTAAATAGCCCTCGGAGGTTCTTCTGCTCCTTCTCATAGGCTGCTCGCTCGATATCGCTCATTGCTGCTATCTCTTCCTGCTTATCCTGCATAGCCTTGACATCTATCTCGTTACCCTTAATCCTCATCTCTGTAAGTTCTGCGAGGGTTCCTCCAAGGGTTAAAGCTCCCTCGAGATTCTCTTTAAGGCCTTCTCTTCTTTTTGCTTGGAGTTCTTCTTCCTTCTTTTGGAGTTCCTTCATCCGCTCGAGATCTTTATTATGTAGCATCTGCTTTATGATATCTGCTGCGAGTTCTTCCTGTTCTGTAATCTCTCCGAGCTTCTCTATCTGCTCTATCTTATTACCGAAGGCTAGAGCTTCTCTCTGCTCTTCGCTCATAAAGGCTTGGATCTGGAAGTCCTCGAGTTTTTTATTGGCATCGATCTGTCTATCAAAAAATCTATTCTCTGCTTGGATTAAGGCTTCCATCGCTTCGAGTTCATCTTCTACTAGATCTAGGCTCTTCTTAGCAGGCTTAACTCCCTTCTCTTTCGCTGCTGCTGCTTCCTCTGTAGCATCTGCTAATTCTTTTTCGAGAGTTACTATCTCTTGAGCAGTCTCTATCGCTTCCGCTTGCATTCCTTCGATCGCTGCTCTCTGCTTCTCCTGGTTCGCGATATCAGCCTGGAGAGCCTTCTCCAGTTTTCCTAGCTCTGCTGCTTGTCTTAGTCCCTCTTGGGTTAGATCGATATTGTTTTTTACTGTAGAGGTCTGAAGTTGTAAAGTTCTTAACCTCTCCTTCTCACCTTCTGAGAGTACAATATTAGCGGAGCCCGCTTCTAGATATCCATCCTTAAGGCTCTGAATAGTTGATAGAAGAATCTTACTCTCGGAGATGTTACTCTCCACCGCTTCGAGGTTCCCTCTAAATGCTTCATTAGCTGCCTCTCCTGCCTTCTGTAACTTGAACTCATATTCGGAGATCTGGCCCGTAAGAAGTTTATACTCCAATCTCTGTTCTCGGAGTTTCCCTGCTGCATCGATAAGGTTATTTTCTTGCTCGTTCTGAGATTCTATTAGAGCCTTCTGAGCATCTCGAAGGGCTAGAGTAGTCTCTCTAACCTTCTCGAGCTCCGCTTTATGGGCTACATATCCCAGAGTTAAGGCTCCGATAGCAATACCTGCAGCTACTACGAGAGGATTAAGAGCAGCGAAGGACATAGTTAAACCCTCTGTAACTGCGAAAGCATCTGCTAATCCATCTGCTGCTTCTGCGAGTTGAGGATTAACCCCTCGAAGAGCAAGCCCTATGGAAGAGAATCCTCTATCGATATCCCCAGATGCTTCTCCAACTCTCTCCAAGCGTTCTTCCGCTCTCCGGGCTGCCTCTGCCATCTCTTCAAATTCTTTAGCACCTCGAGCAGCTGCAGCAGCTGAAGCCCTCGCAGCCTTCGCGCTCGCATCTGCGCTCTTTTTAGCAGCCTTCTCCGCTTGCTTTAGTTGCCTATCGAGAGCGGATACCATCTTCTTAGCTTCCGCTTCTGTTACATTAGGCATCTGCTTTAACTTATTAATTAGATCCTTAAGATCCGCTTTATAAGCTATATTGATAGTTCTATTTTCTTGGGCCATTATATTCTCCGGATAAGATCATCAGCTAGAGCCTCTACTACTTTCTTAGCTGCTTTTCTATGAGGTTTTACCATGAGCTCATTAGATACTCTTTTTCCTTGAGGTTGGATTATATCCTGCCCTCTATTGTTTTCGGAGTCTACGCCGAATTTCATAGCCCATGAATAAGGAGCCCTATTTCTAAGAAAAGCCTCGAACCCTCCTCCGGGAATTATCCGGAAGCCTCTCTCGAACTTCTTCCAGCTACCCAGAGAGGTTTTTTTATAGAAGGTAACTTCTCCTCCTTCCTTCTTACGGATTATCGGCTTCCGTACTGGCCAATCTTGGATAGCATCCGCTTCTATCTTCTTAAGGGTATCTTCTAAGACCTTACGAGCATTCGGAGCTACTGTATCTAAGAATCCTGTATAGAACTCCTGAAGATCTGTATCGATCTCTATTCCTGCTCTTCCTTTATTGATTTTAACGCTCATCGATTGCCCCGTATTATCTCCTCCATTCTAGCCCTTTTTATGCGCTCTTGTCTATCCTTAGATGCTTTTGGATCTTCATGTGCTAACCTATACTCAGCTAGCAGCGATACTCGGAGATCTGGAGAGAGAGAGTAATACCAGAGAGGATCCTTCCCCCATCGAAGAGAGATCCGAAGAGCGAGGAGATCTAGCCCTCCTCTCCCTCTTGCGTAAAATTTGCCTTCTCTTCTACCTCTTGCTCGGATGGGATTACTCGCATCATCTCCAATAGAACTTCGCTTCCCATCTCGTAGATCTTAGCAGGAGTAACTCCAGCATCTAGCAATCGATCGAGGATCTTATAACCGAAGGCTATAGGATCTCCGCTGGTTACTGGATATGCTGGAAGGACTCTTTTATGATCTATGGATACTGCTATAGCAGCTGCACATATTCTCCCAAGCTGGGCTCGGTTGGGATGCGCTCCCCATATGGATACAAAGTCTAAGCAAGTAGCAATAGAGGAGGGTAACCTCCCCTCATGCTGTCCAAGTTTTTTAAGATCTAATAGCATATGTACCTCCTACGCTATTTTATGCTGCTACTAATCCACCGTAACAAGTAAAGTTAAGAGTAAAGCTACTTGGATCTCCTTCTGAGAAGTCGAGAGAACATATACACTTAGACAAGGTAACAAAGTGATCCGCTTCTGCTGCATCTGGGCTATCTGCTAAGTACTTGATATCGATACAATACTGCTCGATAAATGGAGTACCGCTTAATCCAGTAGAAGTATTACCAGAGTAGAATCCAGATTGAGTAATAAAATCTCGGATACTTCCTGCTTCAGATGCATCCGTAAATTGTCGAAAATGAAAAGAAAAAGAACCCGTTTTTGCTTGTGCATCTTGCTTACGCACAGCAGAAAAATTACCTCTATCCATTACCACGAGTTCTGAAAACTCTTGAGGATCTGAAAAGGTAAAGTTACCATCTTCGAAGGCTACTTCGAGAGATACACCACCATTATCGAGAAGGGTTATAACTCCATCTCTTTTAGTCTTGGGAATTGTTGAATATGCCATTACAGCCTCCGGGGATTATGATTAGTATTTTAACCGATTGTATTAGATAGTGTGAAGGATATTAAACGATAGAGTGATCAATATATACTCTTGAGAATCTGTAACCGTTCTCTCGGATGCAGTATATCTAATTGTAAACTGATTATCCGTAGAATAAGCCTCTAATACCTTATTAATTACCATCTCCTCAGCATCGAGGCTAGCATCGTAATCCGTAGGATAGATATCGAGAGGCCTTAATCGAAAAGAGAATAGAACTTGCATTGGAGTAGATAGATAGACTCCTACCGCTCTTCTCTGTCTCTCTTCCATTGCTGCAGAGGAGGCTACAGAGATTGAGAATGCTTTATGGGCTACGGTATTCTCTGTTCTTCCGAAGAAGTCCGGAGTATGCTTAGATTCTTTGAACCCGGAGAGAGTCTCTATCTTCGTAGCGATAGCCTTACGGATACTGGAGAGAGATTCTGCCATTATCTCCTCCGTAATCTACGAGAGAAGTTTCCATTACCATTAAGGAAGATTACTGGCTGCTTAGCTACTCGATCATTAGGGTTCCCTGTCTGACCATCGTGATTATGGTCATAGATAAAGTTAATGCGCTTCCATTCATCTTTATATTGTGAGAAGTGCTCATTAGCGAGATCTAGATATCTTCCGTTACTCTGTCCAAGGCTAGAATGGAAGTCTCGGAATATGTAATAGAGAGCTAGATTCTGATGAGCAGCGCGAAAGGCCTCTGGAGACATTACTAGATACTCCATCCCTCCTCCTTCGGTCCTCATTCTCTGTACCAGAGTAAACCAGGCTTCATCGATATAGGTCTGGTAAGAAGTTAGATTGGAAGGTCTGATATCTGCGAGCTGAGAATAAGTAGCAGTAAGATCTCCATCCGATACTACAGGATATAGCCTTCTTAATACTACTGCTGCCATTCTACGAAAAGTATAAGCCTCTCCTACAAGTGTAATCTTCCACTCCTGGAGATATCCCTCTCCGAGATCCAAGCTGTTATCCAAATTCGAAGAAGAGTGTACATAAGTAGGAATATTAGCAGGGAAGGTAGCGAGAGCATTATCTACAAGTTTAGTCTGATCTGGTTTAAAGAGTGTATATCTTACTTCGGTAGGTACTGCGAGCACCCCATCTCTAAATATCGGTAGAGTTGTAGTATTAGACTTCCCGCGCTCGAGGAGCTCTGGGATCTTGATCTGAGGAGCGTAAGGGGTGCTAGTAGTCATTATTTAATCTCTTTATAAAGTTCGATTCCCTTCTTCTGGAAGGCTTCGATAAATGATAACATATCTTCTCTAACCTTGTAGTGATCATCGATCTTCGCTTTTATCTCTGGGATATGCTGAGAGTTAAGCATTCTATTAACTGCTTTGAGATGAGTAAGGCTCTCGAGTTCCCAGAAGTGAGGTTCAATAGGAAGGAGAGTTCCATCTGTTATTAAAGAGCAGCTCCATTTAAGGAAGGCTTCTCTATCGAAGGATTTAATTACTCGGTTACCTACTACTCGTACAGATTGCCATTTAGGACAGTGATAGAACCCATTCCTTACTCTGTATTGATGGATATATTGATACTTCGCTGGATCGAGATAGATCCATCCCTTCTGCTGTAGATTACCAATTCTCGAGCCTGCGTTCCCTCGCTCTCCGGAGACTTGATGTACTCCATTAACTCCGGGGATAATATGTTCCATTCGGATATTAGGTACGAAGTAGAACGAGCGTTCTATTTTTGTTGTCTTACCCTTCGTTACTTCCTTCTCGAAGTAATTATACGTCCAATTGGTAGGATGCCATTTATAGAAAAAAGGATGGTTTGGTTGCTCTGGGAGAAGCTCTTTCTGGCTAGTCTGGACCGGAGCCCAAGGCTGTGGAGTTAAACTCATAAAATGTACCTCATTGTAAGTTAAAACGAGGGGAAGAGCAGAAGCCCCTCCCCGTATAAGAATCCGTAAGGATTAGCTTAAAGTAGCAATCTCTACTCCGCGCTCATCAGAAATAATCGCTATTCCGAGGTAAGCATGACCAACTACAGAAGTTAATGCGGAAGCGGCTGAGCGATCGAGCTCGATCATAACTTCACCCATTTGCATAGACTCAGCAGCGCCCGGAAGAGAAGCAGGCATCCCAGAAGCATAACCGATAGCACCTGGAGCGAACATAGCACCTTGATAGTTAGATCCACCATCGATTACATAAGAGCTAGTATAGATCTCTACGCCCATAAAAGAGCCTTTATAGTGAGAACCTTTAGCAGCGAGAGCCTCAAAAGAAGCAGGAGCGAAGGCTACAGCTCCAGTCTCTGAGCGGATAGAATCTTGTAATTCTGCCATTTGTGCAGGATGCAACACAGCAACGTAAGGACCCGGAGCACCTTTATTACTATCTGCAGCTTCGAGAGCTTGGATAGCATCTTGGAATGTATCTACGTTCAATGCAGAAGCGGCTCCAACTTGAGCAGTGAAACCAGAGAATACTGATGCTGTAAGTCTAGCGAAAAGAGCATCGTAAGATTTAGAGATGTGCTCAGCGATACGGAAAGGATCGATATCCTGGCCCATACCTGTCATAGTAGCAAGATCAGTAATAGAGTAAGCGAGAGAATTTCTCTTACATACTACATCTACGTGACTATCTACGAGAGCTTTATTTGATACAGGATTATCTTCCGTTGCACCTGTAAAAGCAGTAAAGCCGTCTTCGCCATCTAAGAACGCTTTACGAACTCGGACCGTATCAGATCCAGTTCCATTAATAGATCCGATAAAATCGATAAAGGGAGTATTTTTAAGATTGACAGAATCCTTAAGAAGTAAGCGGATTTCTGCGCTAATCATTTGAGCGAGTCTTAAATCACCGACTAGCCCATTATTAGTAATTTCATTTGCCATTATTGCACCATTAGAAGAAAAGGGAAAAAATCATTATCTGGGCTCTTCTGCTGTTTCGGGAGCGACCCTACCCATAAGAAGTATAAACGAAATAAATAGGACTAGCAAGAATAAAAAAAAACCCCTCGAGGAGAACGAGGGGAAGGGCTAGGGGAGGTACATCCAAAGCCCTTTTTTAGGGATTGTAAGATGATTACAAAGATACTACGATCTGAGCTCCAGTTACATTAACTACAGATTTTACCTTAAGGTTATTGTTATCTGTAAGCTGTACTTCTAACTGTACCTTATCACCATTGCTATCATATGCTGAAACATGTACGATTTTTTCTCCGAGTGCATGGTTCAGCGTTACGAAGGTGTTAGCGGTCAAGTTCTGAGGAGCAAAGGTTTTTCGGAATTGGCTAAGAGCGACTAGTACTTCACCGTTGGTAACTGTTGCTAAGTTGCCTGCAGCAGAATCGGCAGAGATAGCGGCTTGGGCTCGAGCATTCGTAAAGTAAAGATTCGAACCTTCTGCGATATCATCTGTATCTGCAGTTAATGTAATCTGACCAGTACTAGAGTTATAGTTAAGTCCAGCAGCATCTACAGAGATAGCAGCTCGAGCTCTTGCATCTGTAAAGTAAAGATTAGATCCCTCTGTTACGTTTGATGTAGAAGCATTTAAGCTATAGACACCATCAGCGTAAGATAGACCCGTACCGGCAGCGAACTCAGAAAAGACAGCTGAAGCAGGCAATGAAAGTTTTCCCGTTCCATTGTTGTATGTTAACAATTGTGTATCTGGAGAAGAAACAGCATCCAAAGAAATAGAGCTTCTTACTCGTGCTACAGTATGGTATAGATTACTAGAGCCCTCGCTAATGTTATCAGAAGTAGCAGCTAGAGTAATAACACCAGTACCAGAATTATAAGAGATCCCCGCTCCAGATACAGAGATAGCACCGCGAGCCCGAGCATCTGTAAAGTATAGATTACTAGAACCTTCGGAGATCCCGTCCGAGTCTACATTTAATTCATACGTTCCATTGCTGGAGTCATAAGACAAACCAGATCCAGCAGCAAAAAGTCCTCGAATCTCTCCTTGATCTGCGGTGAATTCTCCCGTAGAAGAGTTATAGTTTATACCAGAAGAAGCAGAGAGAGCGGCTCGGACCTCAGCATCAGTAACATCTCCGCCCTCAATTTCTGCGAAGTCAGCAGTTGTTCCAGCTGTTCCACCGTTATGGATGAAGGTCTGAGCGCGACCAGATACAGCAGTAAGGATAATTATATCCCCTTCCTGTTTTTCATCTCCCGAGGTATAGTTAGCACTTACCCAAGCAGCAATAGAAGCAGCAGAAGTATCTACGGATACATCTGTAATAGTAAGAGGCTTTAGCTTTAACTTAAGATCTCCATCTTCTGTAACGAGCTCTGCATAGTTAGCAGAATCGGAAGCGATACCGACTACGCTATTTGCTTCCAAGTAAGAACGGGTAACCGCGTGATTATCAGCAGAAGGAGCTTGGTTAAGTTGAACAGCTCCCTCGAAAATATTTGTTGGTGCAAGAAATTGCATTTTTAACTCCATATATAGATTAAGAGGGGATCTCCCTCGCTCTATATACTATCTCAATAAAATCTCTCCAGAGAGTGAAATTTGGAAAGATATAGTAACTCTATTTTCGCTATTATGTGTAACGGAGCCTTCTGCTATTTTACCATCACTGAGGATAATCTGTATCATCGGTTTATATCCGAAATTATGATTAATCACAATGAGATTAGTATTAGAGAAGCTCTGTATTAAGGGCTCCGAGTTTACGCTGGGTATATATCTAAGCATCTATTCCTCCGAGAAAACTAGAGTAACAGTAGCGGAGGCTGCTGTTTGAGTAGAGATAAAAATAGAGTCATGTTTATTTCTACCTCTTCCAAGGTTTAACACTTGCTTAGCTTCTTTTGCTATAAAGTCCTTATCCGCTCCTAGTATTGCTCCATCTGTCCCAGATGTAGAATAAAATAATTTATGTGTTTGGGCTCCTATCTGCAGATGTCTTGCATTAGTAGGAAGTAATACCTCTGTCGCTGTCTGGTATACTGTGATAGTTTTCACTATTGGGAAGGTGTTACTCCCCTGTAGATCGATAGACATTCTGTACCTCCTAGATCTTAGATCGATCGCGTTCCATTTAGCCGCTGCTGTCTCCAAGCCTTCATGATGGCATCTCTATTTTGTTCGTAGAACTCTCCATCCTTAAGACCTCGAGAGATAATATCTCCATTCTGTACCGGTGCAGGCTTGGCTCCTGTATTCGTTCGAGGAGGTATTAAGGGAGCACTCTCTACCGCTTCTGCTTGGATGGAAGCGGCTTCTGTATTCGGAGCGGCATCTGCTGTAGTCTCTGGAGATGCCTTCGCTCTAAGATGAGGTCTAAGAACTAAGGGAGCCTCTGCTGGATTGTCTTTTATCCCCTTTATCCAATCCTCCAAAGAATATTCGCTATTCGAGCGACTATAAGCCCATTCTACAGCATCTCTAAGATCTGGATCTGTAAATCCCATATCCGATAACATGGATATACGGCTATATTTGCTCTCTGCATCCTGTAGAGATTGCTCTAATGTATTTACCTTCTCTTGTAATGTAGAGATCTTCTGTAGTTCTCCGGATTGATTATCGAGAGTATCCTGGAGAGCCTTAGCGACTTCCTCCGCTTGGATTGCTCTCGCGCTTAGTTTAGAGATTCTATCTTTAAAAGCAGCTTCGATATCTGCTTTAAGTACGTACTCTATCCCTTCATGGTTTATTGTTTTCATCAGCTGTACCTCTGGTTTTTTGGTTTCTTTGAGTAATATATCGAATAAATGAGGATTCTGCTAGAACCTTATTATCCCAAGGCATTTCGAATGCAATATCCAAAAGAGCCTCCATATCTTCTACCGGGAGCCAATGATCATTCGCATTCATCTGCTCAAAGATCTCCTTCCGCTTCTCATAGTAGCAGCAGCCCGGATGGACCAATCTTACATACATAGAGAGAGCCCACTCCTCGCAAGAGAGCCACTCTACAATAGAATCTTTTATCTTTTCGATGGGCTCTTTACACTCTTCGCAATGCATTATAAGAACTCCGCTCGCTCTCTTCTGATCTGTAGAAGATACTCTCGAGCCTCTCTATCATCCATATCGTCATACATCATCATAACCGCTTGCACTGGAGATATTAATCCTGCGCTCATCTTAGCAGTTATATCCTCTCTCTGCGCTCGCATCTCATCCGGTGTTAATGGCATTGAATGATAGGATACCCTATATCCATCCTCTGGAAGAGATGTTCCGAGGAAGCGATTAGCTAAGATAGCAGTCTTCGCTAAGAGTTCCTCATCTCCCAAGCGGAATACAGGAGCAAATTTCTTTTGGGCTTCCCTCTGTCCACTCTTCGATACTGCTAGAGCATATCCAGATCTTGGATCTCCATTTGTTCTGCTGAGTTCTGAAGGAGATAATCCAGCAGCTAATCCTACTCGCATTTCGTATTTAGAGATAGACTCTAACAGAGCATGAGGATCCGTAGGAATAGAGAAGGAGCCTACTAAGGGCTGCCCTTGAGCATCTGGATCTTGTGTAAATACTAGAATAGAGGAGGGATCTGTAGCAATAGAAGATCTCCGGGCTATCTCATTCTGATCGATCTGTGAGAGTCCAGCTACAGATAATCCGGCTACGTACTTCTGACTCCAGCAGGCATCTCTAACAAGATGCACCCACATAGAATATAAAACAGCAGAAGTAAGAGATCCATACACCATTTGAGAAGCATTATAAGGATCCCATAAGAACCCTGTTTTTTCTGCATGGTATAAAACTACGGGGAGGAAGGGATTACCCTCTCCATCTCGATAGGGATAATCCGCTCCTCTGTGGGTAGCGTGTCCCATAAACTCTACGGATACATCCTTACCCAAGGATCCATCCTTATTAATCTCATACATTCCGAAGATCGGTTCTTCTGGATTACGTATATCGAGTACATCTGCTACCCATACCGGCTTCCCTTCATGCTCTCGGAGTCTAGCCTCTTGATAATATACGGGGATATCTGGCTGGTCCGGATGGGCTTCGCAATATAGTAGGTCTGGAGTAACTATCCGATATTGAATACCCGGTGCAATAGTTGGAGCCCCTACTACGTGAGGATTAACATCTATCCGGATTGCGCTCTCTCGGAGTCCGATTACCATTTGTTGGGTCCTCTGCATTAGCTGCCATAGTCCAGCCTTCGTAACAAGTCCCTCTCTAGATACTAGATCGGAGATATCTCCATTGAGATTAGTAACTGCTGGAACCTCATGATATAAAACAGATAACTGTCTAGTGATCTGCTCGAAGGGATTGGAGGAGAGATCTGCAGGACCCCAGGCCTCTCTCCGATCTGCTGGAAGATGCCTTGCGAGTTCATCTTCTAGATCTTGCTCCCATGCTCCGATAATCATCCGCTTCCGGAGTGCTGAGTGGTTCCATCTATCCTGCTCTTCTTGGTTTGGTGCTAGAGGCTTAATAGGGAGATTAGTATACATATCAATAGATCCTTAGTTTACCGGGGATATTTGCTTTACTGGATTCAAGGGTAGGAACGATACAATATCGGAGAGCGTCGACCGAGTGACCCCACTCATCGCGAGATCTCGCGGATTGGTTGCGCTTCATTGTCCACCGCTGCAGAGAGAGGATTAACCGCTCACATTTAGGATGGATAAAGAATTGCCTTCGAGCCATAATAGAATGTATCATAGCGCTACCGTAATATACACTATATCTCGGCTTCTTGATTGTACGAATTCTGAAGGGGAGATTACCCTGGGGATAACCCATAACTCTCTCGAAGGCCTTCATTAGAAGCGAGTTACTCATCTTCCCACCTCCGGAGCCTCCATAATGAATATTATCTCCGGTCCATCTGCAGGATGCAGCCTCGATAGAGTTTCTACTCAGCATCTCCAATATCGCTCTAGCATGGGCTTCCGGAGGAGCGGATCCAGATACGTACTCATCTAGAACATATACCCAAGGCTTAGAGCTATCTGTCATCTCTACAGCTGCGAGGATTGCTACTTGTGCATTAGGTTGCGATCCATGGTCTACTCCAATGCAGAAGGAATAGTTACCCATTGGAGCAGGATCCTTAGATATCATATCTTCAGAGAACTGATCGAATACTCTTCCCTCTGGAATACCCACTACCCAGTCTCCATTTAATCTAGCAGCTCTATCTATTGGGAGATAAGTCTGAGAGATTGTATCTACCTGCTCCTGAGAGATAATCGGTTTACAGTACTTTGGAGTTGTAGCTTCTACGGTTAAGGGGGCTCTATGGCAAGTTACCCTCCCTTGATCTACTAGCTCCTTAAGATAGGTTACATCTTGCCCTACTGGAGTCATTGTTATACCTATCGTTCCAGTAGTCCCTCCCGCTCCTCCTCGAAGAACACGAGCAGCGAGCTCTCCCCATACCTCACCGGATACGGGCTCATCGATTGCAACGTAAGCAACGGTAGCAGAGGCTAATCCGAGACCCTGATTAGCCGTTTTAATGTAAATCATAGATCCGTTATTGAATTTTACTACTGGATGAATACCTCGGAAGCCGCGGCCAGGTATAAACTCGCAGGAAGGATGGAGAGCATCCTTCGGAATCATAGCATAGAGTTTTTCCTGGATCGTTATGCTCTGCTGATGAGAGTGAGTAATAAGGAAGGCTTGAATAGGGGGAGGATCTGTATCTAGATAGGGATGGTTCCCAAGGCATCGGTAGAGGAGTTCTGCTGTCTGAGCGTAGGTTTTACCTACTTGATTACCTCCGAGGAGTAATTTAATCTTACTTGGATCCTTAAGCCAAGCCTCCTGCGGAGGAGTAGGACAAAAGTAAGCGAGCGGATTCTGGCTAGCCCGGTTCTTTAATCTCCTTAGATTCTTTGTAGTATCTCGGATGCTCATTAGAACTTAATCCCCATTGCTTTAACTCCTTCTCGTATTGTTTTCTCTATGGGCTCCTTCCTCAGAACGGAAATCTCCTTGCATACTAGGAAGAAATATTCTGTTTTCGGGTTGGATAAGCCTGCTCTCCACTTGCACAATAGAGAAGGATGGGAGCCTATTCTGCCAGCTAGCCAGCTAAGGCTCTTCTCGTGCTTCATGAGTTCCAATTGTACCCATAATCCGAAGTTCATTCTCTACCCCATGACAATCGCAAGGACTACACCCGCATATCTCGCAGAATCCCTCTATTTCCGAGTATCCAGTACTTTTATACATTGGTCTATCTCTATTTCCATATTCTTACATTCACTCAGAATAGATATCGTATTATTGAGATTAGCGATCTCCTCGCATTCACTCTGGGAGGCTCCATCTCCTTCTCTGGTCTGGAGTCTACAGAACATCTCTCGACAGAGGCCCTCTCCATTCTTAAAGATAAAATCAGCAGAGCAGGGAACCTCGATAAGATCTGGAGCAGTAAGGCTCTTACGGATATCGAGTTCCTCTTTATGGATTGAGTTCTGCAGCGTTGCTAAGCTGTTAATAACTTCTGTTTGTTCTGTGGATATCTTTTCCCATCTCTTACTCTTGTTATCTAATGCTATGAGAGCTCCAGTAGTTAGAAGAGAGCCTCCCATCGCTGAGATTAGAATAATCTGTAGTATTGTCATTTTTTCACCTGCGGAATATGGAGTACATCTTGCATAGAGTGTATCGTACCTTCCAGCCTCTGTCTAAGGATTGGAGGAAGAGATACGATAGCGGAAGTAATCTCCGAGAGAAGCTGCTCATCTGTTAAGCCTTCGAGCTCATCTCCCATACCTTCCTCCGCTTCGATCTGTCTGATCTGCTGGACTACCTGCAGTAGCTGCCTCTGGAGTGCTGCATATGCTTGCCAGCTCTGGGAGGCTTCTGCCTTGGCCATACTGGAGCGGAGTTCCTGCGCTTGGATCTTCATCAGTTCTAGAATACTCGATGGAAGAGGATCCTCTTTTATCTGCTTATCTTCCTTAACTACCCCATCTTTTGAATAACCGTGTCTACGCTCTAGCAACCAAGCCGCGGCCTTCCAATCCTTCTTCGAGGCTTGGGCTATCGTTCCGAGATGTACTACCGCTCCTTCTGCTTCTGCCTTTTTTATATTGTCGTAAAAAGTACGATACACTCCGCTATCAAATCCCTCTCCCTTTTTAATCCACTCATAGAGAGTACTTCTAGATATCCCTGCATATTGAGCAGCGATCTCATAAGTAGTACCAGCCCGGAGAGCCTCTATTATTCGCTCTCTTACTGGTTCTGTAAATTTGCTCTTCCTTCCCTTCGGTTTAGGCATCGTATTATCCTCTTTTTTTTGTAAAAATTAACCCATATCAAAAAAATCTCGCGGTGAGTGCAG